TCTTGTGAATCGAGACGTAACGCTCGATTGCAACACCCATGCAGTCGTCAACAGACGAGCCATTGGGGTCAAACAGGAAATTTTTAGGGTTTACTGGATTGAGTTTGACGCAAACACGGTCTTTTTCATTCACGCCATAAGCTACCCGGTCTTGACCAATCTGCTTTTCCTCCGGGTAGTAAAACTTTTCCTTACTAACCGTGATTTCACCGATGCCTGTGCCGTAAAGTTCGGCCATCAGCTCGATTTGGTCGAATGATTTGCGAATCTTGTCTTGTGCAAAATCCTCGTTAAGTTGGTTTTTCAGGTTCTCAACGTCAATCTTCGTGCCGTTTGCATCCTTAATATCATCCTCAATATCAAAGAACTCCCCTTGCCCGAAAATAGCCTCCATCATCTCGGCATGGCGGGTCTCGACAGCTTGTTGTGTGGCCGGGGAGATAATACGGGAACGTTCCGACTCCCTGTATTTGTCATTAACCGACCACTTCCCACGGAATACCCGCTCGTACTTTTCCCACTCGTCCGAGAAATTCTGATTGCGGTAATCGCGCCAGCGGTCAGTATGGTCAACAATGAAAGAGGTCAACTCTTTATCGTTTTCGGTAGGTTCGTCGAATTTGACACGCATATCTTCTATGCCATCAATCACCTGCCCTGTATTTTCGTATGCCATAGGAAACCCCCGAAACGATGTTAGTAAGCGCTCACATTACATATTCTACCAGAAAAGTCAAACCCCCGTAATTATGTCCAGCGGTTCATATTCGTCAGAATCATCATCTCCGGCATAGCTTGTAATAGCCATTTGAGCAACTCCAGCCAAGGAATCGATGCAATTATGAACCAGAGCGCCGTATGCAAAAAACTCATGGTCTGTATCAACCATTAAGTCATATACAGGAATGCCGCTCTCTTGAAAGCCTGTTTTCTCTAATTCTGCTGCATTCTTTCCCGCATAGTATTTGGACTGCAATTTTTGGTTTGAATCCAATCCCGCATTCGGCGCATTGCTTTTCTGGGTAGTCTTTGCAGATAGACATCTTTGCATGTTCTTTATGCCATGCAATACCTTCTGGTGAGGAATGCCATTCCTTTGCGCCTCCTCTGATTCTGTCAAGATGCGCGAGTTGTTTGGCAGATTTACCTCTCTCGCTTCTTTCTTTTCTATGTTCAACCTGGTGTGCGGCCATTGATAGGCAGACAAGGTTTGATGGGTTGTTATTGCTGGAATCTCCGTCTTCGTGGTGGATATGGTGTCCTTTTGGTATTTCCCCGTTGTAGAACTCCCATATATCTCTATGGAGTAATCTTGGGTTGTCAAGCCATTTGTCATGGCATGAGTAATATCTCCTGTGATTGCTTTTTTTTGCATTGGGGTATCTGTGATACTTCCGCCCATTGAATTCAATTGTTTCTCGCATGATGGCTCCTTGATAGTATTGCAAGTAATGAGTATATCATCATCGGCAATAGAATCAAGGCGTATCCATCCTCGATTTTCAGTAAATACCAAGTGTTCAGGAGTCGCTGTTATCCCATATCGGGTTATTACCGACTTGTATCCTTTGCACCACGCTTTAAGTACGCGGCGGAATCCATTCCTTGTTAAAACGTAATCATCGGTTGTGATATTGGATATTGCTTTAATCCCATCTAATGTAATTATTGGAGCGTCTGCCGGGAAGCAGTCGTCGTGAACGCCCTTTGTTGGAAACAACAGGTATTCATCAATAAACTCATGCTGCCAGGAACCTTTATGTTCCATGCCTTCATTATTCAACACGACGCGGCCATGCTCGAACATCCCTTGTAAAGCCCATACAATACGATCTGTTTTCTTCTCGTTCCCATGTGTCAACGGACGGATATGGGCAAAGATGTTGTTCTTTCGCATCAAGTCGGACAGGTAGGGCATAACGGCATTCATCGTCGTCCCTTTCTCGATACCTATCATAAGGGGGCGGAATTCCCGGATATTCTTCAATATCCTGACGGCGGTTTCCCTGACATCCCACCGACCGTACTCAATTTTCTTTACGAACCAGCGCCCATCTTCGCCAACCTTAACTACCGAAATACCAGTCAGGTCAAGCCGCTTCTTCGAATTGGCTGCCCCGGCTCCAACCGCTTCAAAACCAGCCAGGTCAACCGATACATACCATGAACCTTGTTGCGGCTCTTTACCGTATTTTAGCCATTCTTCCTTAAATATGTCAGTACCCAAAGTATCGAAAGAGGCCAGATATTCTTGCTTAAACGCGAACGTGGATAACGTCCTGCGCGCATCCTCGATCTCTTTCGGGTCGATCAGTTCATTGTCTGCAGTGGTGAAACTCCATGATTTGTAATCAGGGTCATCGTCCTCCCCTTTAAGAAAAATATCATGGAAATGATTCCTCCCTCTTGGAGTTCCGATAAACAGCGCATCGCCTTTTTTGTCAGACAATGAAGCCCTGATAATCTGCTCCCAGACAATTGGCTTCATATCCGCGTACTCATCCAGAACAACATACGAAAGAGATACCCCACGAAGCGTATCCGGTCTGTCCGCGCCACGAATATAGATTTTGATGCCATTTACCAAAGTGATTTCCATGTTGTTCACATGGCTGGAAGCAATAACCTCTCTCCCCAGGTTCATCAATACATCCCAGATAATCACACGGGCTTGGCCTTGAGTGGGTGCGACATACATCACTGCAGAGCCGGCGGGACATTTCAATCCATATATAAGTAGCTCCGTGGCCGCCAAACGAGATTTGCCGCAACGCCGCCCGGCACACACAACCTTAAAGCGGGTTTTGTCTGCCAATACTTCTTTTTGCCACTTAAGCAATTCAAAAGTAAGCGCCATTAAGAAAGCACCTCGGCATCGTCAACATCCTTACTTTCGACAACAGTTTCACCAATACCGGTAATGTTGATCTGGATAGCCGTCCTCCCACCTTCCTTCTTATCTTCAAACATCGCCACCGGCAACATTCTGTCCAAACACATCTTTATCGCCGACATCTGGCCGGGATGCTCGTCATCCAACGCCACTTCCAATACCTTACGGATAATCGACTCGCCAACAGGCGCATGTAACAACCGCTCCTTAAACTCCTGCATCCGCTGCTTATTGCCAACTGCAGTTCCAATAGGTTTTCGGGCAGTCTTTACCCGGCCATATTCTCCGGCATCCTGCCGCTCAAGGTTCTTTAAGCGGTTCTCTTCACGCTGCCGAGACTTCAATTCCTTACGTTCCAATGGGGTCATTGCCTTATCCATGTGAGTACTCACTTGCATATTAAATTAAATCGTGGTAAAACGCCACTACAGATTCGTTATGCCGCCCGTTATTACGGTCACCGGATGCCTCACATCTGAACCAATAACAATAACAAGCACAGCGCTGCAATAAAGCGCCCTTACGCCAAATCCCTCTCTCGTAAGGTGGGCCACACGGGAAGTTCATGCCCCGCCAAGCCCTAAAACTGGAAATCCCGGATGGATATTTTATCGTCCTCGGAAAGCTGGCTATAGCGCAGATGTGCTACTGATTCAGGACGAGCAGACGCACCCTCCCGATCTGCAAGGGGGGTTCCACACCCTACACTCCCCATCATCACCAGCTAACAGTAATCCAGATTATCCTTTTTCAGTACAGAAGGGGGTGCAGCCACATTCTCCGCACAAACGAAGACCACCCCCCCCCTATACAATCAGAGTAAACGCTTACTTATCAGCATGTTAGTGAACGCTCGTTCAGTTTACATAACATCCGTTATGCGACAAACACCCATATCCAGCTGCACCAGGCGCAGAGCTTGACCGGGGCGCGGGGGTATTCATGGATTCGAGAGAGGAATCCGGGTGGGATATTCAGGAAGGGGGCGGGGGGGTACCTATCTAGGGATTCACCACAGGGTACCTCTTCGGCTCTTCAGGGATGCAGGGATTCTGGGATGAGGGGATTCACCTCTTCATCTCTTCGGGTATCCAGCTGTCCAGGCATCCACTCGTTCGACTATTCACTTCCGCACACTTGCAGCTGGATATATAGGGAATACGGGCGCGCACGCGAGGTGGAAAATAAACTGTAAAAAGCACTTGACATTACGACACAATGGCGTATGATGAACACATCGAATGCACTAACGCATCCGGCCACACCCCAGGACAGGGGCATCTAGGAGACGAAAATGATCACACATAAAAAAACTGATTGTATAGAAATCGGGAACTACGCAGATCCGCAATCAATTCGGCGATTTAAAAAATCACGTGGTGAAACATACGCCGAGATAGCGAAGAGAATCCGCACTCAATACCCTGACGAAGCGGCGATCCTGGACAGCTGGAGCGCAAAAGGAGACAGAAAATGATCACAGCACAAACAACCCTGATCCGCGACGGATACGGCGCATTATACCAAAACGTGAGCAATCGAGGATGCAATCGCTGCAGCTGCCGCCCAGGAAACTTTTGGCGGCGGCCAAAACCATCGCCGTTTAGTAGTGGTCGAGGTTGAGGCGAGTGGCCGCCATTTTGATCACGATGGAGAAGTGGCGACCAAGCTATGCGCGACCCGCATCCGCCCAATGCGCGAAGTGGCGGCCACAATCTAGGTTCGGGCAATACGGGGAAGGCGCAACCGATACATGCGCCATAACATAAGGAGTTTCAAAATGATCACGATCCGCAATCAAGCCGGGCAAATCCAGGCGCTGCTAACACTAACCGAATACTGCGCCATGACACCGGCACAGATTATCAACCTTATCAAAGGAGTAACGAAATGAAAAATATATCTCACCACGTCGGGACATTGGAAATAATCCAGCGGATGCCATTGAGCGTCAATGGGAACCCACGATATATGGCGCGTATTGACGGAATTACATGTTACACAGCACCCGATTCGTCCGACGGTTACAGGTTGCCGAATTTTGACGGGTTGAGGGTAGAGGCATATATCGGCACATATTACGGAAGACCAACAATCCACAGCATAAGAAAGGAGTAACGAAATGAAACAAACTGTTAGCTTTACTGACTTCCATGATGCCTTTAGGGCGCACGATCGGCTAACGCAATTTTCCTACGACGCGCTTAAGGTGATTTTCGAATACCTTGAAGAGTACGAAGAGGGCACCGGGGAAGAGATTGAATTAGACGTCGTTGGTATCTGTTGCGATTTTGCAGAAAGTGATGCCGATGACGTGATCCGGGATTACCGGCTTGACGCGGCGGAATGCGATGATGAAGAGGATCGTGTTAAGTTGGCGCGTGAATACCTAACGGATAACACGATATTGCTGGGCGAGACACCTAGCGGTTTTGTGTTCCAAAACTTTTAAGGAGGGGCCATATCATGCGCACACTAACCACCAAGACCCAAGTGTTTCAATGGAGTGAATTGAGCGAGGAGGCTAAAAAGCGTGCCGCGCTTGATCTCAATCAATATTATTTCTGGGAGCTTGAATCAATCAAGAGTTTGGAGGCATTCGCCGCACAGTTTGGCGTAACTATAAAAAACTGGGCGTGCGAGCCATTCAGCCGTGCGGAAATCGAAGTTGATGCAACACCCG